AAGATATATGAGGAAACATTCCTCCTCTCTTGGCAATACAATATATGAGGTTCCTAAGTTCCTTATATATCAACTTCATATCTGTTGGAAGAAGTTGAAGATGACGGTCGCGACTCTTGTCGAACAGGTGGAATCGCCGAGTTGAGAGCATTTTTGATGCCCCTCATTATCTCTTGGTTATACTCATATTTTAAGTCTTCCGACAGAGCATTGTCTCCCATAACTATCTCATACATATCAGGGGTCACCATGGATGCTCCATATTTCCTCATATTGGCATGATTGATATGCTTTTCAGTAAACCCGAGTTTGAGGTAGAGAGTGTTATAGTCCCAGCTCTTCCTCTCAACATGTTTATCTTTTGCCTTGTCTTGTACTCCGTTAGGAGCTTTGACGATGCTGTGCTCTGCAATCGAAGGCTTCTGGATCTTGCTGACGGCCTTGATCATCTCTTCCATTTCTTGCATTTTATGATCAAACATCTTCATCTTAACGTCAAAATCTAATGTCATTTTGGTCTTGATATCAGCCAACCCTTTCGAAACCCCAGTCAGCTTGTTGACTTCTTCGGTGAGGTGAGATGAAGTGTCTTTGATCTCTTTTTCAATGTTGAGATTCCTCTCATTTACAACACCCAATGTAAACATCTGGATGTGGGATAATCTCATCTCATATTCATGCTTGTGGAATTGCCTTTGAATGACTGTTGACCACTCCTTTCGATACAAAATTCCTAGAGATCCCATCTCTGTCTCCAAAGACTTGATAATTTCTGCTAAAGTAATGAGAGGGGCATCTCTATTGTCCTCTTCTGCCTCGAAGTCTTGAATTTGATTCTCATCGGTTCCAGGGCCAAACACCAATCCTGCAACATCCGTAATATTTTGTGTTGTCTCATCTGTCTCTTCCAGGAATTCATTTGGATCAATCTCGTAATTTCTTTCTGAAATCAAGTTTTCAGGAACTGATCCAAACACATCACTAGTGTCTACTGCCTGTCCAGATTCCATCTTAAAGTCGATTAGATTTGTAAAAAATCGCTAAAACACGTATAAATGACGATAGAAATATATGCCGTAAAGGTCTCAGTTTTTTATAAATACTGGAAATTACATGCAATAAAACAGGTCAGCTAATAATCAGTTCAACTAAAGACGTCATCTGCAGTTACACGATCTCTCCCCCTACCCTGGATACGCGGGTCCGGTCTCTCCTTTTCCTTTGTATGCAGGAATACACTTGCCATAGTCTGAGAATACTGACCCAGATTCTTTGCCGGGGCAGTCATATGAATTTTCCTCGCTGCTTCAATCATGCGTTCCCGCATCTCTTCGGGAACCTTAGCAAGGCCTACGATTTTTGTCGGATCTTGGTGATCTTGCCCGTGAGCAACATACATATTTAACAAGTTGACAATTAGAAACACAAGCTCTGGACAGTTCTTAGTCTGGAGCGACTGGAAGAAGGCAGCGTTGGCTATTCTGACATACTTGAACTTTCCAGACTTTTTGTTGTCAGTTAACGGCTCAAATGTCTTCAAGAGTGACGCGATCTGTATCAAACTTGGAAGTGTCATGGGACTTACCATCTCTTGGAGTAGCCACTGGTTGTTCAGGTGAGACACTCTCTTTACTTCAAGAAAAAGCTTGTAAGCATGAAGCCCAGAGTAGGAG